GTATTCGATATGCATATCATAAACCTATTTAATCCACGCCTTCAACTTCTGCTTCATCTTGCGGTTTGTGATCGGGAAGCTTGCGCTCAATATGAGCTAACAAGTTTATAACATGTTGTATCTCTAAGTCAGTTCTTAGACTATACTCTCTTGCATTAATTAAAGTTTGTACCAGTTCTGTCCATCTCATCTTATATACGTCTATCTCCATAGTATCCACCTCTTATACTCCTTTTAGTCTCATGTTACGTAAGTGTGTAATTATATGTGCTTTACGTTTAATCTTTATGAACTGTGCCAACATTTCTTCGGATGGTTTTTCACCAAGCTTTAACTTAGCAATATGCGCAAAGTATTTACCCATAAATGCAAGTTCATCTTTAAGAATCTTCTGGTCTTCTTCTCTTCTACGTTTAATATCAGCAACTCTATTTTTCTCAATATCTTCCATAGTCTTTTTATATTTAGCTTCTACTTCTGCTAATATCTTTTCATTAGATTTTAATAACTCTTTATATTCCTTTCCATCTGTAATCTTCAATGCATCTATTGATGCTTTTAATGCACTAATCTTTGCAAGTAAATCATTCTTAATCTTTAATTCTTTTTGATTCATATCAATCATACTCCTTTCTTAATCGCTGTAGATTAAAAGAAAATAAAAATATAAGTAGGGTATTAACCTACTTAGAGTCCGTCTGCGTCGTAGTATAGTGCGTATGGTAATTTAGCAGCTATACCTCTTTCGACAAACATTTCAACAACTGTGTTGTATGGGTATCTTTCTTCTTCGAATACGTTCATGTTAACATGTCCATTTTCGATTACAGATTTATCACTGTCAACAAACTCGTAGATTGTTAGTCCAGGGAACCTTGCGTCCATACCGTAGTATGCATCTTCTGTTACCTGTGTGGACCTGACGTTGTGGAGTTTGACTCCGTTGATTTCTGGTAATTCTCCCATAGCACCGAATGGTGATGCTACCCAGTTAATGTCTATACCTTGGATGTACTTCATTAATTCGAAGTAGTTGTTCTGGTGTAAGAACATATCGGTTAGTTCATATGGGTATCCTTCTACCATTGAAGCGTTCTTGAATGTGAGTAAATCTTCTACTGGTGTAGCACCAGCAGCAGCCCAGTCAGCAGCACCATTACCTAGTGACTGTCCATTAGCTGCAATAGCTGTGACTATGTCATCGTTCATTTTCTTAGCGATACCGAAAGCTGCTCTGTCGACTGCCCTTGAGATTTCATCGATGATTGCTGCTTCTCTGAGTTGTCTCTTGGAGAATCTCATCTGGTAACCGAACCTGTTCATTCCACCGTATTTAACGTCGATGGATGAGGTTTCAATTTCATCGAGCTGACCTAATTCCATTAATGCAGATGGTTGTGCTTGTGCACCGGATGCTATGTCTGCACCTGCGGTTGTTAAGTCAGTAAAGTATGCGAATGAAAGCGCATCTGTTTTGACTACAGGGAACAGGTCTTTAAAGTCAAGATTCTGTTCTAATTTCTTATTCATGATTCCTTCGAGAATTCCTGGCTGTAGGATTTGTCTAGGGTCTAATGTTTTTATTATATCATTGTTTACTACCATTTATATCACCTTTTGTTATTATTATATTGTACCTAATTAGTTACCCATGAACATTGCTGCACCTAATAGTACAAAGACGTGTGAACCAGCTGCGCTATATGAGAGAGCAACATTTAATCCCTGGTTACCATTCGCAACTGCTGCGTATGCTATCTGAGTTTCAACTTCATTTATTTCGTTTGCATCAAATCCAATAACATCTCCAGGAGCTACTACTGCTGTTGCGGATACGGTCATTTCCATGATACCAATACCAAAGAATGCAACATCTACTAATCTTCTTAATGCTGCTGCTGGAGTATCACCAGATGCGGTTGTGTTATCAATACCTTGTGGTGATGCTACTGCTACACCGTGGACTTGTTCATCGTCTACTGCTATTACTTCTACTAAGACTACATCTTGGTCTGTGTGGTCTTTAAGTTTAACAAAGTCACCTTTTGCTATAGGAGCTGAATATACTGCTGCTCCTTCTACTACTCCACCTCTAGGAGATACAGCGGTTGTGTATCTTGTGAGGGTTCCTTCAAATGCCTGTACTGATTTGACAGGTAAATTACCCATTGCATTCATTGCTTTTCTAGTTGCCATTTATATCACCTTTTGTTTTATAATTTAACTCTAAATATACTTTCAAGCTGTGCCTTCTGAGCGTCGGCTTCTGCTTGTTTCTGTTTTTCAACTTCTTCATCCTTGGCTTTCTTTGCAAGTTTAGCCTGTGCTTTCATCTGTACCATCTTAGGCATAGATGCTGCTAATGTTGCGAATGCTTCAGGGTCAGCATTATATGTTGCCATTAAACCAGCTTTCATCTTAGGCAAAGCCTTTCCAGCTTTGATTAATTCGTTAACTGCATCTTCTACATCATCCGATTTAACTACAGGTTTCTTACCACCAAGACTTTTAATTTCTTCTTTGAGTGTCTTAACTTCTTCAAGTAATGCTTCCATCTCTGAAGGTTCTTCTTCAACTTCAACAGTCTCTGAAGGTTCTTCTTCAACCTCTTCCACTACTTCTTCTTCGACAACTTCTACTTCCTCGACAACCTGTTCTTCCACAGCTTCCTCGGCTACAGCCTCAACTTCTTCGACAGGTGCTTCATGTTCATCTACCATATTATCTTCTCCGTTCTTGGTTAATTTAGCGGTTAATATTATATCGGATGGTTGAACACCAACCTTGCAACTCTCGCAGCCGCCTTCCCCTACGATGTCTATCCTTTCAACGTCTATATGTTCCACTATATAATCCGCCTTGCCAGTTGGACAAGGTTTGGCATCCATCCCTCCGACTATACTATAAGAAGATAACTCTCCTTGTTCATGTAATGTGCGTATAGCATCATTGGTGATATTAGATTCTCTTATAAATATTCCATTACCATCTGTAACAATACTAGATACTGCACCTACATCTAATAGGTTCAGCTTTGCTAGTACTTCATTATCAGCTAAGATTGAATCAGATAGATGGTCAATACCTATACCTATGCTACCTTCATCTTCAAGCTTAGACTTCATCTGATTAAATGTCTCTATGATTGTACTCTCTGGTACATAGACACGAGCTGGTTTATCATTGACAAATACATGATGCATACCAGCACTCCATACCTTTCCATCTAATGCACGGCTTGCATTCAATGAAAGCTTAGCTTCCATCTTTTCATCACTTGCCTCTTCGAACTTATCTGCTCTTAAGTTATGTTTATCTAGCCATGCTTTGGCTTGTGCTACTGTGAACTTATCTTTTGCGAATCTATAAGATACTGCTTCCATCTTATCTCCTTTCTTACATAGGATAAGACTTACACCTTGTCCTTGATTCATTCGTTTGAATGCTCCGCAGTCGCTTTCATCAGCGACTCTTGCAGCATGTTCGTTTGGATATGGCATTATTCGTCACCTCCTTCATCTTCTGTTACTGTTACTACTACTTCTCCTTCTCCGTATTGTTTACCTTCCCATGCACCATCACCAGACTGTGTAGGTTCTTCGCCACTTCGTAGTGATTCATTCTCTGATTGTAATTCATCACTCCACTCTTGTGCTTCCTGTTCATCATTAAAGAACTCTGGTACACAAGCACAGTTAGGATGGATAGGTGGTAACATGTCTGTATCTTCTATTGAGAATACTTGACCCTCAAACTCTTCGACACATAGTTCACATGCTTCGTCCCTATTATCTACAGTCCAGAACTGTTTACCTTCGCTCTTTGCTTGGATATATGCAGCACTATTAGTAGACCGCATAGTCTCGGTACGTACAATACGTGTAGCTTCATATGTTTTGTTATCTAGTAGCTGTTGTACATCATTTACTATATCATTAAATTGTTTCTCTGGGTCAGCTGTACCAGATTGTATTAAGCTTAATGTTTCTGTCTTTAATGTTTCACCAAGCTTAGTAACAAACTGTGTAGCTGTATCACTTAGTACCTCACTATACTGAGTGGTTAATGGTGTCTTACTTCCACCTTGATACTTGATACCATTAATGAAAGCCTGTTGAATCAAACCATTAAAGGTCTGCATTGTAACTTGACCTTCCTTGGTATTAAAGATATTACTTGCAGCTAATGCTGTAAGCATCTCTAATGTACGTGCCTTTGATATCTTAATACCAAACCGGTTGTATTCAAAGATGAGAAGTTTAGATAGCTTCTTAATAATAGTAGCATTCTTCTTCTTAATACCCTTTAGCTTCTTCTCATCAATTGCCATACTTACTCACCTGGTACTGGAAGGTTCAACTTATCTAATACATCTTGTGTCTCTTCTGTATTTACATCCTGTTTTTCTTCTGCTGTTGGTATAACTTGTTCGCCTTGTTTTGGTTCTCCTTCATCATTTTCAGGAACTTCCTCCGGCTCTTCTTCGTCTTCTTCAAGTAGTTCACCTGTGTCAACATCTGAGTATCTGCTCACTACATCTGCTATTAAATGTCTGAACCATGTTTCATCTGGGTCAATGGCCATAGCATCAATTAGTGGCTTAAGTGCTGTAAGCAATCCAAGTAAATCTTTCTCTTCAAATGTTTCGAAAGATATCACTGGGTAATCATCCACAGTCCAATTCATATCAACAAGCTCCACTATCTTACTCTGTAATTCAGCAGCGATATCTTCATGGATACCATCTAGGAATATGTTGAGGGTATCGAACTGTGTCTGTGATTGGGCATAGGCACCACTACCATCTTCTTGTCCAAGTATCATGGTACCGATGTTCATCTTACGATATATCATTACATCATGATAGTTGATTGCATCTTTGAATCCTTCTCCTCTATGACTGGATTCAAGTACAGATACGTCATCGTTCTGTCCTACTGTTATGTTAGCTCGACCTTCTCTTATCTCATCGAGCTGTTCTCTGAATAAGTCTTTGAACATTGGGTTCTCTATCTTACCCACAAGTGTTGGTCCTTCATGCTTCTGCAAGAATACATTGTACCAACTAAGTATCTTCTGTTTCATATACCAGTTATCATATACTCCATCTAATATGGATGCACCTTCTCTGTCACCGAACTGTTCATCATAACTATAGATGAGACACTTCTCTGCTGGTATCATTATAGGGTCACTGTTATCAACTACTTGTTTAACGTATTCAACATCTCCGTTGTCATCATATTCAAAGCAGTCTTGTATTGTATCAATAGGTATAGGTCGTATACGTTCCATCTTAATTAGGTTACCATCGTCCTCTGCTTTCCATAGTATCTCTGATACACTGTATCCATATATCAATGCACTGTACATATCATTACGTACCTTTCGCATTGGGTATACCATATCGGATAGCATCTTCTCTAATGCTTCTGCTATCTCTATTGCTTCTGGACTGTCATCTGCTGGTGTTACTATTAGCTTCCTACTTAATAGGAACATACGTATCAGTTCGTATCCACTCTTTATCTGTGGGTCTCTTAGCATCTTATTATAATCTTCATATGTTAGCTTATCGGTTCTATATGTAAGACCGCTAAACATTTCATTGGTACCAGACAGCTTCGGATTCGGCTTACTGTACTGACGTGTCATCTGTTGCGGTGACAAAGCAGACTCTATCTTATCTGGATACTTTGCTTTAACGTCTTTCTTCTTAGGCTTACTGGCCATTATCTGTTGAAAATAATCTTCCATACATATCACCTCCTCCTCTTCTGATTGGTGTAATTACTAAATTCATATCCTTGTTTTGTATCTGTATATGGGTTGTGTCCAAACATACTCATGCTTAGTGCCATCTCTGTTGCATCTAATAGGTCGTCATGTTTAGCTGTATTGAACATCACATATTCATTCTCGAACTCATGTAGCAATGGATGCTTATTGGGTAGATGTACTATGCCCTGTTCGAATAATGTAAACGTTGATGTTATCTTAGTTACTTTATCTTTAACTGCTGTCTTTGTTTTAATTGGTAAACGTAACCCACGTAACGATTGTGGCAATGCTGCTTGATATGCATTATCTTCTATACCAATTAAGTTAGCATTCCATCTGTTCTGTATTTGTGGTACCATCTTCTGTTGAGCTGGGAAGTCTAGATGTTCTCGTGTCCAATCTAATATATAGATGTTACCATCTGGCTTTAATGCTAATGTACAACTACATGTGTAGTCTGCTGTCTCCTTCTGGCTTATTGCCAAATCCCATCCTGTATATATTACTGCATTACTTAACTCTGGTACTTTATCATAGTACTGTAACCAATGTCGCTTAAGCATCCCACCTTCTGGTGGTTGTGGACTCTGTTGGTACATTGCACTGAACCAGTACTCTCCTACTTCTGCTTTGATTTGATTAAGTCTATTAATATTAAAACGGTCTGGCCATAATGCTTCGCCTTCTTCGCTTATTGCGGGCATGTTGATTATAGTCCAGTCTTCATTTGAATCGTTAAGTAGCCATCCACTTAAGTCATCTTCATGCCATCGT